AATTGGTTTGGCGGTGACGACGAAGAAGAGGAGGAAAGCACAAAGCGTGGTATGGAGATACCTTCTGCGACTGACGATACCAACTTCAGCGAAGAAGGGCAAAGGCGACTCGACGAATTTACTGGGAAGAGGGAAACTAGTAAAACTGCTAAAAAAGTAGGTGGAGTGGTTGTTGAGGAAGATGGTGTTGCGCGAACGGATTTTTCAGAAGAAGAACTCAAGTACATAAACGCAGCGAGAACTGCATCCATTGCAATGGGAGGACCAGATCTTTTCCCACAGGCAGAAGGAGCAGAACCATCTGCTCAAGCATCTGAACCAACCAAAGTGCCCGAGAAACGTGGTCGAGTTATAGGAGAAGCACCTCCCGTACCAACCAAAGTTAGTAAAGAAACTGGTAAACGTGGTCGAGTTATAGGAGAAGCATCTCCTGCGCCCACTAAAATTAATACAGCGACAGGTAAGCGTGGCGGTATTATAGGGACGCCACAAGCTGGCGTATTTATGGGCGCATCGGGTAGTGATTTAGACGATGGTGAATACGATAATATCCAACCTGTAATTGATACTGACATCCAACCTCAAATAGAAGATCTTAAAACTTCTCCATTCGATGGGTTACTAGATCCACTGATCGAAGGATTTAATGACATCAAAGAGTGGGTCGGCGGTTTGTTTGACTTTGGAAAAATTAAAAAGTTAATCAAAGGTTTGTTTGAAGGATTCGGCATACCTCGCATAGAGTTTGACATACCTCTGGTCGGCAAAGTTGGGTTTGGTCCATTCTATCCATTCGCTCCGGAAAGTTCAGCTGATGTGGCAGGAGGTGTGCGTTCCTCAAGCGATACTGAGTTTATTGTTGATTCTGGTTCTGAGTACGATTCTAACGGCGACTCACAACGGATGTCGGGTCACACGAGTACAATTGAACAAGATAAAGTAGTCACTTCGGCGAACAGTTCGGAGCGCGAGTACAGAACTAACGAGCTCGGCGAGAAAGAAATCGTAGAGAAGACTAGTTCGTTAATCGCCAGTTTTGACGACGACAGTGCTAAAGGCACCGTCAGTATTGACACTGGTAAAACTATAGACAACCTAGTCACTGACGAGTTTAAAGAATTAGAAGATACCTACGAAAAATTTGATGTTGGTCCTAAAGTATTTGAAAAAGTTCTTCAAATGGTTAATGCTGGTTCTTCACCAGAACAAGTTAAAGAGTTCTTGCAAGATCAAGAGAAGTTTGCAACTAAGGTCAAGAACTTCTTCTCTTCAATGAACTTCACGTTTGAACCAAAAGAACCAGAGGAAACTCCGGAAGCGATGAACGGAGATGCTTTCTCTCCTGATATAGCAGAGGCAGCGCAACAGTTTAGTTATCCTGTAACTGATCCAGAGACGGGCGAACTGTTAGGAACTGCTAGCACCCCAGAAGAGGCAGCACAAATCGCCATGGAAACTGGTGGTAAGATCGAAAACGCAGTCAGCATTACGCCAAAATCTCCAGAGTTAGTTGGCGGTAATCAAGAATCTGCGCAGAGATCTAACGTCCTCGATATGGAACAGAAAAAAGCAGAAATGAATAAAGAACAAGAATCTGCTACGGCAGCTGGCAACGCTGTATTTGCCCCTACGCAAAACTCAAACGTAAGCAACAGTACAACTATAAACTCTGGTCCAATGCCTTCTCCAATGGATAAGAGCGATCGAACTGCTCGCGGGGCATATAGAGGAAGGAAACTCTAACTTTTCTTTTTCTTGAACGGAGCGAGCGGTTTTAGTTTCTTCAGTTTTCCTGGAGTCTTGTTGAGGATTTTCATTTTCGTCAACTCATCTTCAGTCCATATCGCGAATTTGTAACCATTATCTTTCGCCACCTGCTCTGCTGCTTCCCACTTGTTGCGGTTTTTAATATATGCGAATGCTTCGTTGAGTGAGCGTTTGCTACGAGGGTTCTTAGACTTGGGCGGTTGAGTTTGCTTTTTAGGTTTGACCTCTACTAGCAATACGTTTCCGCTTTTGAACTTAATCCAGAAGTCAACGTGATATTTGTGCCACCTTTTGTCGACGTCGTAGTAGTATGGTATGATAAAATCTTCGCTGTTCCATTTGGCAACTTCGGAGTTATTGTCCAACCAAATCATAACTGATTTTTCCCAGTTAGACCTGTACACGACCTCCTCAAGATTCCCTTTGTACTTGCTGGGGTGTTTTACTGTGTACTTCCCCTTGTAAGTCCTCGGCATTGTATATAAATAACTGAAATAATAACAACCTTATTTATCAACGAGAGTGTTTTCATGGCTAAATTTCCAGTAAAGGACGAGGGATATCCTTCTGAAATACGGTTCACCCTAGTTGACGAAACTGATGCGCCATTGTCCACAGTAGTCAACCTATATTTCCCTGCTGGTGCTTTATATGCTGACCGCGTTCAATATGAGAACGTAGAGACGGGCGTAGCAGGCATGACGGTAGGTGGTTTTGAAGGTAGTTTTACTGATGCTCTGTCAGACCCTAAACTTGCTGAAATGATAGGTACTGAAACCATAAAAAAGTTTATGCCGAAAGTAGGTCAATCAGTACAGGATAGAACTAAAGTTGCGCCAAACCCAAACACTCGTGCCTTGTTTAAACAGGTTAGTCTGCGTTCATTTCAGTTTAACTTTAAATTGATCCCCACTAATGCTGCTGAATCCCAAGCGATAAAAGACATAATCAAAATTTTTAGATTAGAAATGTATCCAGAAAGTCTTGGGGGAGGGGAAGTAAAAGGAACATCCCTTGGTTATAAGTTCCCGAATCGTTTCCAAATAGAAATGTATTACAACAATAAACTATCGCCTCTCGCGCCCAAGGTCGCTCCTTGCTATATCGAAGCATTTAGTGCAGCATATAATCCAACTGGACAAAGTTTGGTGCAAGAAAATGGGGGAGACGTAGCATTCTTAGAAACCGATATAAACATAACGCTGACCGAATCTAGAACGCTAGATCGTAAGTCAATCGAGGAAGGATTCTAATGAGCAGTTATTTCAAAAAGTTTCCGGAAGTACTGTATAAGTTCGGCAATAACGAAACATCCACAAGGTTTCAAAACATAAGTGTTTATATTGACATCCTAGATCAAATAAAAGAATATGTCTCGTTTTATCAGAACTATCAAATTCAAAACAGCGAAAGACCTGACCAAGTTTCTTTCAAACTTTATGGTACGTCAGACCATTACTGGACGTTCTGGTTGATGAATGATCACCTGAGAGAACAACATTGGCCAATCGCTAACTCTCAACTATATCGGAGAGCGCAAGAATACTATCCGCATTTATCAGTGCGTACGACTGGTACTGTGAGTTTGATACAACTAGGCGAAGATTCAGAACCAAACAAACCGTTGTCTCGATCTGCTAGTTTCAAAGTTGGAGCATATGTATGGTTTGAACAAGACAAAAGAGCAGGTCAAATAGTACGAATAGATCAAGACTTGGCGTTACTTCATATCGACTTTAAAGGCACTCCGTTTCCAACGATTACTGATGGTGTGTTGCCAGGAATTAATACAGGCAGTCTTGTCACTATTGACGAAGCTTCTGCGAAATATATCATAGCAGGAAATTATAATTTCACGCCAACAACTCAGTATGAAAGAACGACTAATGTTCAAACTTATCGCCAGTACGATGCCCCGCATCATTACGAGGATGCTAATGGAAACTGGGTGCAACCAAGTTATTCAGAAGATGCACCTTATCCTTTTATATGGTCTAGTGTAGATACCAGAAAATCTGTATCATATTTCGAAAGATTGAGGGAAACCAACGACGAGTTGCGTTCGATAAAAGTTATTAAACCTGATGTTATAAGTCAAGTTCTGACTGAATGGAATGCCTTGTTGACTGCGAGATCATAACATGGTACAGAATGTACAACAAGAATACGTCATTACGAAAGCAATAATCAGCGCAGATCGTCTGAGCGATGACTATGACGTTAAACAAATGATCGCCGAAATAAATTTTTTCGAAGATTTAGAAAAACCTTATGTTACTGGGCAAATATTAGTATTTGACGACCTTGGTGTATTCGACGAAATAAAGTTGAAAGGCACTGAGCAAATAGACTTGAGTATTCAGATTCCGGAAATACCTCAAGCAAAGGTAGACATAAAATTTAATATCGTCTCTATCGTTCAAGTTCAAAAATTGAGTGAACGCAGTGAGATGTATCACTTGAATTTAATTGCTCCGCATGCATACAAAGATCAGTTTATAAAAATTTCTCGTTCTTACACTGGTAAATTAGAAGACATATCTGAGTCCATACTAAAAAACCACTTAGAAGTGCGAACTGATAGAAACTACATGGACGGGCAAAAAAGTAAGCAGTCCCCTGTAAGAATTATTACGCCATACATTAGTCCTTTAGAATCAGTTGAATGGTTAATGGATAGAGCAACAACTAAAATTGGTGCACCCTTTTATGCATATCAAACGATTTATGACCAACAATTAAATGGCGGTGAAGACGTTATTCGTTTTGGTAATCTAGAGGATATGTACAAAAAAGAAGTATGGAACGAAGATCTTCCGCTACTATATTCTCAGGCAAGAGGACAATCTGCTGGCGGAGCAGACATCTCAAAGCAGGCATTTATCGTAAAGAAAATATCGTTTGAAAACATACAAGACACGTTAAAACTGGCAGCAGAAAGTTCTGCTGGTGCTATGATGAGTTCTTATGACGTGTTCAGTAGTCAAAGATATTCTAGGCATTTTGGTGTGACCGACCTCATAGAGAAGATGGACAATGAAGGTGGTATGATGAAGGGAGGCAAACAAAATGTTTTTGATGACGAACAGAAACTTACTATCGACAACGAGACTAAAACACTCGATGAGTTTGATGCCCGTTATATAAACCTCGTAACTTCTTATGGCACCTACGGATACAGGAATAGTTATCACGATGTGTTCGATCAGTCAGAAGCACTCAACAAATTAAGGCATTATGCTGTAAAAAGTCTGTTCAATAAAAATATGATTGATTTGATATTGCCAGGAATTTCATTTTGGTCTCAACTAGAGAACGGTGCTTCTGGTGTTACTGTCGGCGACTTGGTAAAAATCAATTTTAAAAACACCAATGTTGAAACAGCAGGTGACGAAGAGTTTAATAAAGATTTGTCAGGTACATATCTAATACATAAGTGTAGAAATGTATTTAAGTCAACCACCCATGAAGTTGCTGTATCTGTAACTAAAGTTGCCGACCTTGATGGAGGTTCTGCGTAATGAAGACTTGGGAGAATGAATATTACGGAGATAATGTACGTTGGTTTGTTGCTAACGTAATTGATAATACTCCTCCCTACGGATTAGAGGGACGAGTAAAGATTCGCATACACGGCATCCACACTGACATTGCTGATGAGTCTGGAATCCCTCAGCGCGATCTTCCTTGGGCGCAAGTTATGAATCCTGGTGATACATATGGCGTGTCTGGATTAGGAACTAGCACCATGATACTTCCTGGTGCACTAGTTTTCGGATTTTTCTTAGACGGTGCTACTTCTCAGTTGCCACTGGTTTTGGGTTCGCTTCCTCGTATCGAGTTTCCGACTACGGTACAAGCATCTAATCGTGAAGATATGGCAACCAATCCATTCACGTATTCGTTTCAACAATCTAATGCGGACGCTATTGACCCAGAGGTGCAAAATTCTGGTCCAGCGTCAGCAGGAGATGTTGCTAGATACTTTATAGATAATGGGTTTAACGCAAAACAAGCATCTTCTATTACAGGTGTTTTGCAAGAGGTCAGCGGATTAGATCCTACGCAAACTGGGAACGGTATAGGTATCGCTGGATGGCAACCTAACAGTCCTCGGTATCATAGATTTTATGCTTATATCAGTCGATTAGCGCCAACTAGAGACGATAAAGATTTTGAGGGGCAGTTACTATATGTTCTTCACGAACTAAAAACTGCTCGTTCAATGGCCATGTCTAAAGTCTTGCGCGCACGCGAGATAGAAGGCAACTTGTATGGAGAGAAAGTTGACGGTATTGAAGAAAAAGGTAACGGACAGGTCGCGCAACTAGTTAAATATTATGTTGACCCTAGGACTGCTTGTAGCGTTGGTGGTGCTATAGGCAAGGCGAAAGGAATTTACGGAGGACTTGGAGCGAGATAATGCCAACTATAAACCTCAGCGAAATTAATCAGTATATCAAAAACTTTTTGGATCGTATTGGGTTACGAGAACTTGAAGCAATCCATGCTGAGAGAATTAAACAGTGGTTGATTGAAAACCTATCAAACATTGGGCGATACTCAGTAAGGGATTTTGAGCGATTTGGTTCTCTAAACTCTTTAGGAAAAGCATATAACGACGGTCGACCAGTACATAAAGACCGAGCAGACGGTTGGGTCGCACTTACTGAAGAAGTGCCGGATATTGATCACCTCACCTATGGTACAGGCATGCTGTATATTCACGGTGAGATGGAAATGCCGTTATGGTGGCAGCAACAAGGCGGTCAACCAGGAGACCACATGTACGAGGATGAGTTTAATCACATAAACTATTCTGGTACACAAAAGTTTATATACCAAAGAGTATTGGGTGAAACGTACACTTTTTGGTATGAACCTGAAACTGGAGTTGATGATGTCAGAGCACCAGGAAGATTGCCGCCACAAGATACGCCATATGGACCAGCGCCAAACTGGGGGGAAGCATTGGTTGATGCTTGGAAATATGGATATATGTGGAGAGAAGAACCAGTTGTTCCTCCGATGATTGTAAATGGAACATATAAACCAAAAGAGGGTATCACTGCGGTCTATAGTGATATTGTTGCTTGGTACTATGATACAGTCACACAATCTATCGGTGGTATGCAAGTTCGCGAGTTACAATCCGAAGATGCTAGAGTTGATGGATTCCCAGGAATACCTAACGACGCGGAAATCTATCACCTAGATAATGAGCGAAACCATTATCCTTGGCGTATTGTAAACAGCGCAACGCCAAAGAGTATTAAATTTATGTTAGACGAAGTTTTGGTTGAGGGAACCAACGGTATGTACGACGATACCCTTCCTGCTATGGCAACTGAGATTGGTAATTACCCGCCAATCAAAGGTTTGACATATGTTAAAGACGGTAAAGAAGGTATCTTGAACTTCATATCTCCTGTTGATGAGGTTCCTGAATAATGGCAATCGCTAACGTATCTTCTTTGAATACACTTATTGCACAAGGTTTGACGAGATCGAACGGAACCGATGCTGCATTACAAGCAATGACTGGTGGTAATCTACCACAAGAAGCAGTTACTCAAATAAACAATTTGATAAACAATTTCATCGGAAATAATCCTGGTGTTTCTTTAACGAACAGATCAAATATCCCTACCGATCTTTATGATCAAGTTGCGGATGTTATGGTCGGGTCTACACCAGGAATGAGCAAGCAAGTATTGTCGACTGTATTACAAAGCAACAACATTTTAGGAAAACTTGGCGGTGCGCCTCAAGTCAATGTCGAAAATCAACTTGCAGGAATAAAAGCATTATACGATAAAAAATTAAACTCTGTTCTGAACAAAGTAGACGATTCTATATTTTCAGCAGGTTTACCAGGATTCGTGCAAAACGCTGCACTAAACCAAATAAACGATACGAAAAATATTATTAATGATGCTCTTGGGTCTAATGCTATAGTAGATGCGTTAGGAAACCCTGCTAGTATAAGCGATGCTGCTGCGGTTACTATTAATCAAATAACAAGCAATCAAAGTCTGGTTTCTGCTAATAATATTTTAGGACCGCAATCTACTGTAGCAGCGGAGAGTATAGTCGATGCTGTTTCTGATGCTGCAGGAATTATTGACACTTCAGAGGTATCAGATACCACCACAAATGACCTAGTTGCTGCCACGATACAAGGTGAGAATGGAGGAGATCTCGCTCCGCTTAAAAGTATCGCTGAGCAAACAAAAGGCACAATTCAAAGTTTAACTGAGGAAGAAGATTTTGAGTTGATAGGGTATCGAGGACCGGAATCGTATAAGATCGGTGAAGAAAATATACAACCAGGAGGTCAGTTTATTTCTTCGGTTGAAGAATTAGAAGCAGAGATGGCAAGTATGACAAGAGATATCTCTGAAATTATTGTCCACTGGTCAGAAACTTTTACAAATGCGAACCTTTCTGCGTCAGAACTAACTACTCTAACAGGTGCTGGTGATAACGCATATCACCTAATAATTCAACGCAATGGCGCAGTAGAACGTGGCGTCCCCTTGAATAGTGCTGGCAGTCACTGTCCAACCAATGGACATAATGCATATTCTATTGGCGTGTGTCTAGTGGGCGGCGTCAACGTTCCCACAGATACTAGAGCGATAGAAATGGAAATCTCCCCGAGGAGTATTACGCAATCACAGTATAATAGTTTATATCAAATATTCCGAACGTTCTTTGATCAATATCCTGGTGGTCAAGCATTAGGGCATATGGACATAGATGTATCTCAAGACGACCCAGGATTTGATGTACGAGACTATGTGTACAATAATTTCAACAAGCAATCATTATACCTAGACCCACCGAACGACCCTGCATTGTCTCCTCAGGATATCCTGAAGGCACTTGAAGGGTCGGGACCAGATGTATTAACTAAGGATCCTGATATGCTGGAGAAAAATTTCTAATGACAACTGGATCTAATAAAGTCACAGATCGTATAAGCAATCCTGAAGAACAAGGTAAAGAACTCACTACTGGCGTTCCTTTAGACGGATCAGCGGATCCTACTGGCGAATACCCATTACGATATAATTGGTTTGCGAGTAATGTTAGTGCTCCTGGACGTGGCGTAAGAATCAATGATCTTTGGATGCGCGGGAGCACCATGGGTGTTAGTTTTGATGTCCCAGTTGGCACCACTTCCATTTTCCCTTTTAATCAGGCAAATGAAACACCTTCCGGACATTCTTTTGAGATCGATGATACTCCTGGGAATCAGAGAATCCTTATCAAGCATCATACTGGCGCAGGTGTAGAACTCAAACAAGACGGATCCGTCCTAGTTGCTTCTCGGACCCATCAAATTCAGGTTGTCGGTGCTGATCACGAAGTTATAGTACAGGGCGAAGGTAATCTAACATATGACGGTGACCTCAATCTAACGGTCAACGGAAACTATAATCTGACGGTCGGTGGTTCTTACAACGTTGATGTTGGTGCTAATCACAATCACTCGGTGCATGGTACATATATCACCGAAACTGGTGACGCGCATCAGACTATCGTTCGCGGAAACAAAGACACCAAGGTTTGGGGTGATGTTGTAGACTTCACTGCTCATGAACACAAGATAATTACCAAAAAAGATTTTCGTATTTTGTCAAACAGGGATATTATTCCCAACGCTCGCCGTGGCATTAGAATGTCAGCAGAGGAACACATTACAACTTCTGCTGGTAAAAACACAGTGATATCTTCCAAAGATCTACGTCTCATCGGAGAGAAAGGTAAAATTGGCGGCGAGCAGTTTCATTTCTTTGGTTCATTGTTTACTGGTGGCGGCGACGACACACAAGGCAAAAACACAGTATTCCATGGAAACTTGGTCGGTCGTGCCCTAGAAGCGTGGACTGCCAAATACGCAAAATATTCTGAAGAGGCGCATAGTGCTCATATATCAAACTTTGCCACCAAAGCAGATCAAGCAGATGATGCTTATCGCGCAGTCCATGCAGAACATGCGAAAAACGCAAAACTAGCAAAAGTTGCTGGTGGTACAGGTGCTGGTGGTGCTTATAGTCCCCCTCCTGGCACACAAGATTATCCTGAGTGGACAGGCGAAACTCGATGGGACGGCACTAGTGATATGGGAACTGGTATCAAACCAAACTATCAGTATGAGTGGGGGTGGAACGCAAAGGCAAATCATGTAGTGTTACAGTCCATGCGATTTGACGGTTCTATAGAAAACGACGATCCGGATTTTTGGTCAACATTTGGCGGATTAGCATTGAACATGGGTTTAGCGATGACCTCGCCGGAGTCTGAAATCACACATGAACCACTGTATGATTATTATGGTAACCCGAAAAATTGGTGGGAAGTTTGGAACAAGACTTCCCCATTTGCTGTACGCAAAGTTGTTATTGACGAGGATGGTGCATTAGAAGATAAAATCGCTAAACATGACACATACAGTTACTATTTTAACTGGACGCCGAGTACAGCAGAGATTCGATCAAAGTTGCGTACGATGGATGGCGCTGCTGATGCAAGCACTGCGCCAGAGATGCAAACTAATGGTCCGCTGTGTATCGGTTCTTTGCTTGATGAAAATAGAATATCTGAAAAATATAAAGATCCTGCACCATCAGCACCGTATGAAATGAAAAGAACTGGCAGTAGCGAACCGACCCCTAGATTTGGATACACTTTGCTTGGCAATCCTTTGGAACGTGCTTCTAAGACTTTTACGCCCAAAAACAAACAGGCGACAACTAGGACTATCGTAGCAGATCCAGTTTATAATCCTGATAAGATGGATGCTCCGATTACAAGTAGAACCCGATTGTCAAAATCTAGTACAATGTCGAAGTTCTTTGGCGCACCAGGATCTAAAACTTCACTTGAGTTTGTGCCCATAGTAAAGGATAGACAGGATCTTGCCCGTCAGTTTTACCTACACGCATGGTTGATGGAAGGTATTTCTTCGGCAAAAGAATTTAAGAACTTCCGATTACAGGTCACGGAAGGATATTATAATCCTGCCAATGGTATTCGCGAAGCAGTTGACGGTAAGAAAGAAGCAGATGCTAAAGCAAGATACTGGCGTGAACCATACCGTAAAGAAGATGGTGGTGGTACTCAGAAGTCTATTGTAAAAGGTGGTTATCCTATTAACCAATTGAAGTACGAAGGTCGTGCTTGCGTATACACGTTATACAACTCTCGCGGCAAAATTGACTACAGCGCAGGTTTTGAGTTGGCGTTGTATATTAGGGATACGTTCTTTTATGATCAGTTGAGTTTGGACTATGATATGACTCGCCCTGACAAAGTTATGACACAACAATTGATAGTAGTCATGCCTAAAATTGAAAAAGACTTTAAAGCAACCTTTGAAATGAAGGTTAGCACTTATTTCAACAGGCAAACTCTTTCTGGGTCAGATCTTATAGAAATTACCGACTAAATAGAACTATCAGACTGTTGGACTATAATAACAAATGGCACTAAAACGAGTCACACCAGGATTAAAAGACAATACTCTTGTCACTGGTAAAAAAATACAATATTCCGACATAGACTTATCTTTTACTGCTAAGTCTGGCACTCCGACCAGTTATAACAATGGCACGCCAGAGGGTTTCATAGGAGACGTGTTTAAGAAAAGTGATGCGGCAGCAGTAGTACAGTCTGTACAAAATATATTGTTAACCAATAGACTCGAAAAACCATTTAGACCAAAATATGGCGCCAACCTCCGTGCTATGCTTTTTGAGACAGTGGAGACTTATTCGGAAACTCTTATTTCTCAAATGGTAGTCAATGCGCTGGGAAGAGACGAACCAAGGGTTACTGTCACAGACGTCAAGTTTTATGATGGTGATACTTTAGTCGAAAAGGGCGCAGGTAGTATTTTTAGTAGAAACAGTCTAAGAAATACTATCGCAGTTATTGTGGAGTTTACTATAGAAAATGAGCAAGGGGAATTTACAGCAAGAGTTAACATGAATAGGTTACGATAATGGCATCAACTACTATTACTTCAGCGCAACTAGACTTTAATACAATCAAAGAGTCGTTGAAGACTTCTCTGAGAAATAGCGGAGAGTTCAACGATTATGATTTTGAAGGTTCCGGTTTATCCAATATTTTGGATGTGTTGGCATACAACACACATCTTAATGGATTGATTGCAAACTTTTCATTAAACGAGTCTTTCCTTGTAACTGCGCAATTGCGTCCATCAGTAGTTTCTCTTGCTGAATCTTTAGGTTATGTGCCCGATTCTAAAAAGTCGCCGGAGTGTACAATCACTCTTAATGTTAACACTGCTGGGTATCCACTTATAATTCAAAACTCCCAAACTTTGTTGCCAGGAGAATTAGTCCTCCGTGGGACTAAAGATGGTGTGGACTATACTTTTACAAACAGAGAGTCGTTAACTGCGACTTCAGTTGCGGGAGAGGTGTACAGATTCGCCCCAATAGCAGATCCATCTCTGCCTATTAAAGTTTTTGAAGGTATTGAAGTCAATCAACAATTTATAGTTGGAGAGGTAACAGATACTGTTTATGTGATACCAGATGAGAATATGGACATCACAACTGCGATCATAAAAGTTTATCCTAATCAGCAGAGTGCAAATACCAGAGGCGACTTTACTCAGTATGTAAACTTGCTTGATGCCACTACGATTAACGAACAATCTAGATTGTATGTTTTAAGGGAATCACCCAATGGACTGTATGAACTGACTTTCGGTAACGGCAACTCTTTGGGTGCCGCACCGACTTCTGGACAAGTTATCGAAGTCAATTACTTAAGAACGAATGGAATTATTGCTAACGAAATTTCTGCCCTTAGAATTGCATCCAGTTTTACTTTTGCCACTACGACTTCTTCTACTGTAGAGGTAGATGAGGGTGATGTTGGAGTCACAACATTGTCAAGATCTTCTGGTGGTGCAGACAAAGAATCAATAGAATCTATGCGAATAAATGCGCCATATCAATATGCTGCACAAAATAGAATGGTAACGTCAACCGACTACTCCGCATTGATACTTAAAAAATATTCTTCTTTTATTGACGACATTAAGTCTTGGGGTGGCGAAGATGATCCCAAACCAGATTATGGTTCAGTGTTTACGTCCATTGTATTTAAAGACAATCTTTCAAACTCAACTATTTCCGACGTCCGGCAAGGTATCCTAGATCTTGCTGACGAGTTTTCAATCGCTTCTTTTGACTTGAAGTTTACTGATCCAGAAACGACTTTTATATCATGCCAAACATTTTTTAGATTCAATCCGTCATTAACTGGATTCAGCGAGTCAACAGTAAACTCATTGGTGACTGATGCCATTGATCAATATTTCTTGGAGAACACTGGTAAGTTTGACCAAGTATTCCGTAAGTCGAATATGCTGACTGCTATTGATGCCGCTGATGCTTCAGTGCTTTCTTCTAGATCAGATATAAAAGTAAACAGAAGAATCTTGCCTATATTTAACTTAGAACAAAAATTTGACTTGACTTTCCCTGTCGCTCTTAGAGACCCGCTTGTTACCAATGATCACACTATCACCTCTAGTTTGTTTATCTTCAGAAATCAAACTTGTATCATAAGGAACAAAGTGAACGATCGGATAAGAGTTTCGCCAGAGGGAAGAGTGCCTGTGGTTTTTGACAGGAAACCTTCTAACGTATTGGAACTTGTTACGATTGGCGGCAAAGTCATGGTCAGCAATGTTGGTTACTATGATGCTGCTCGAGGAGAAGTACATATAGAAAATCTATCAGTACAGACTATTCCTGGCGGTAGAAACTTCATAAAGATATTTGCCGTGCCAGCAAACGAATCTGCTGTAACTGCTCAACTTAATAATATTATTCGATTCGACAAAGAAGAATCTTTCTCGAAAGCAATTAAGGTAGACACTATCTAATGTTAGATAAGACTCTAACAGATGTATATCGTCGCAATCTAGACCTAGACAAATATCATGTTTATGATGTTCTTCCTGGGCACTTTGACGACAAGTACCCAAAACTTGTAAAATTCTTACAAGAGTACTACAAGACACTAGAAGAAGAAGGCAATGTCGCAGAAACGCTAAACGACCTTCTCCTTAATAGGGATATTGCAGGCGCAAAAGTTGAACTGTTGGACTTTATTGCAAACGAATTATTGCTGGGCAAACCTTATTACGAATCTTTCAACGACAAAAGAACTTCGCTTCAATATTCTAATCTGCTGTACCGATCCAAAGGTACTGAATTTTCTATCAAACAGTTTTTCCGTGTATTTTATGGATTAGATATTGAAGTCCGATACGGCAAAGACGAAGTCTTTTTTGTCGGTGACCCTAACGAAGAAGAAATGATATTCGCAGGTAATGGCGAAGCAACAGGCAGAAACTTCCCATACACCTTCAAAGGTTCCGATATTGTAGTTTCGGTCACAGACAGCAATGGAGATTATATCCAGTTGCGTCAAGATTTAGACTATACTGTTGATTTTGCTAAACAGGCAATCGTTTTACAAACGCTGGATAGCGCTGGACTTTTACTAGAACCTGCTTCTTCTAATAAGTTTGACAGCGACGGGTCTGGTAATCCAATTATAGACAGCGATAGCAAAATTTCTTATCTGGCGAATAAAGCATTACTGGCACCAGGACAAAATTTGAAGGTAGAAGCAACGAGAAGAAGTTATTCTACTATCGGAACAGAACTTACTTTAAAGAGGATCACTGATAATACCTTCTATCAGTTGTATGGAATATTAATTTCTACTCCAATTGGTGTACCAGTATGGAGAGATGCTTACAAAACATTTGTACACCCTGCTGGTATGTATCTTGCTGGTCAGGTGCAAATTAATTCTATTTTTGATTTTAACTTGGGTCCGCAACCATCGATTATCGAACCACCACCACCTATAGATGTGTTCTCTACTGCTCAAATTATGCAGAAGTTTGTTGGCGGTAAGTTTGTTGCCGATAAGTTTGATTCTGGATTCACGCCAACTGATTTCTTGAACGATCGCAACGGAACAGGATTGTTCTCTACTTCAATCACTGAGATCGGACCAGGACCATACGGCGAACGTATCAGAACTCGAGTTAATGATATGAACCATCCAAGGAACATAGAGAATTGGCATACTCAGTATGGTTCAGTTTACCAAGCAGACAATATTGAAGCAAGGACATTGGACGATACTTATGCAGATCTCTCCAACATTATCAACCCTCTTGACGAAGATAGGTGGTATGGATATGATAGTAACGGTTCAGGAATGCAAACTACCATCTACTCTACATATGATAGCAACGTCTATCATGGCGTTGGTGGTTACGATGCTTGGGCAGCAACGCAAGGGTCCCATAGAGAACCTTTGCTGGAATCTAATACACCAAATCTGATTCAATATACCGAGTATCCTAACTTAAATCCTGGTGATAACAACTAAAAACCAGTATAAATAACAGTATAAATTTACGGAACTGAAAAATGGCACACGTCACGAATCGACAAAAACTACTCAATGGCGCCACTGCTAATGACGGAACTGGCGATACGCTGAGAGCAGCTGCTGATAAAATTAATACAAACTTCAGCACTATCTTTGAATCTTTGTATGGCGATTCAGTAGCAGCGCACGACGATTTCCATATTGGCACAAATGGTACTATTTTCTTCGGAGATTCTTCTAGCGGATATCCGACCAAATTTGTCGGTGACGTCTCCAGCGGTTCTATGAAAACAATCACGTTGCCTAATCACACAGGAAACGTAGTAGTTGACACTGCAACTCAAACAGTTACAAATAAGACCTTTACTTCGCCTAAAATAAATCAGGTCTTAGATTCTAACGGCGACGAAGTGTTGTTGTTGAGCGGTGAAAACTCAGCAAACTTTATTAACATTAAGAGCGGCGATTCGGCGAGTGGACCAGCGATCGCAGTTGCTGGTGACTCTGCTGATGTGGATTTGGTGCTACAACCATTGAACAGTGGCGTGGTGCGCTCTACTTGTAATATTGTTAGTGGAAACGAACAATTGACTGCAAACGGTGCCGCAGATCCAAGCGTACCAATTACTTTGATCACCGCAGTATCAGACATATCTTTGACGCTGGCAGACGGAACTAATACAGGTCAAACTAAAAAGTTCGTAAGCACCACTTCTGCTGGTGCCTTGGTGACTCCTGCTAACTTTGGTTCGGGGTCTTCTTTCTTTGTAGACGGTGCTCGTGGCGTAGAAGTAATGTGGGTCGGCAACAACTGGATTGCCATGGGTTTTGATTCGGCATCTCAAACTAGGATTAATCAATAAGAGTAAAAAATAATGGCGGCTACAGTATCAGACAAATTCAAAAGAGAAATATTGGATAATATCTATCAGTCTTATCTTAATATCGGTAAGACGCAGGGTACTGACTCTGATAGATTTTATTTGGGTATTGGTCGCGCAGAAGAGTGGGACTCAGTTAGTGCTGGTCAAAGCGAAAGACTGCCTCCGGTTCCCAACCCTTCTGAAAACGAAGTGATCAAATACCAAGAATCGCTTCAGTCTCTAAAACTTATTACTGATATCTCATACGTTGTACCGAGATACAACTGGACTTTCGGTAACTTTTACAGTGCTTGGGATAACGAATACAGTTCTAACACTACGATCGGCGCAACTGGAGATATTCAATATCCGTATTATGTGATCACTGACGATAACTCAGTTTTCGTTTGCTTGGCAGCAGGTTATGACGATCAAGGCAACCAAAAACCTTCGTTGTATAAACCAACTAAACGACAAATTTTACCGTTTTCAAACGAAGAAGATGGATACGTTTGGAAATTCCTGTTCACCATTGGTGCAGCAGAAGCACGTAAGTTTTTGACTTCTGCCTACATGCCAGTAGAAAAGTTCCTCGCCGACTCAGAGCAAGATCCTCGATATATCAACGCAACGACTGCTCGCCAAAACCAATGGCAGATACAAGATAGTGCAGTAAGAGGGCAAATCGTTGGTATTGCAATAGACTCTGGCGGTACTGGGTACACAACACCTCCTACCGTAAGCATCATTGGTACACCGCATCGCCTTCCTAATGCAAATTTCAAACTTGGTACTAAAATGGTTAAGAGTCGTGATTCTGCTGAGGCAGTTGCACGTGTTGCTAACGGATCAGTGTTCCAAGTAGTTATGAAAAGAAATATTGGTGACTCAGACGTTTATCGTTTTGGTCAAAACTATGCTAATGCTAGTATTCACTTTGATGGCGGTGGCGGCACTGGAGCAAAAGGACGAGCAATTATCGTTGGCGGTGATTCTGGCATGGGCAGCAACCCAGTTATTAACCTGAATTCATCTGCCCTTATGTTCCATACAACTTTGACTGGCACTGAGAACAACGATTTTAATGTTCGTAATGACTTCCGTCAGGTAGGTCTTATTAAGAATCCACAAAAAGATTCAGCGCAGTTCGGTAGTTTTGTTCCTGCGCTCGGAAGAGATTCTGCTACGACTGCTGTAACAGCGCAAGTCTATAAGAAATTGTATGTTACTGGTGCTGCTGGTTTCGCCGGAGATTTGACTGGCGACCAATTAATTGTGCAGGGTGGTACTGGACTGCCAGTAGAACCTGCTTGTATCCTAGATTACTTTGATGCGACTAATGAAATCGCATATGTGCACCAAACTAGAGAAACTGGTTTCCAAATGTTTGAAAGTGATGCAACTCACTCATTGACTTTCTATGAGAACAGGAACAAGACAGGTAATTTAGGAACCTGTAACATTGTACCTAATTCTAATGGACCAAACTTAAGACCAGCAGAAGCAGACAGATTCTCTGGAACCGTAATCTACATAGATAACAGAGTAGCGATTGTCCGCGACGACGAACAAACTGAAGACGTCAAAATCGTTATTGACCTGTAAGGAAAACAAAAATGCCTCAGCAGTTTACTGAAAATACTTTCAAAGGTGTATACAAGGACGACTTCCTTGATAGTGCCGGATATCAACGTATCCTGTTCAATAGCGGTCGCCCTTTGCAGGCACGTGAACTTACACAGTTACAAACTATTCTACAAACGCAGATTACTCGGTTCGCCCGAAATATTTTCTTAGATGGTGCTGCTGTAAGTCCTAAGTCTTCAGGTGCTGGTACTGAAATCCGCGACTATGTTGTAGTTGCCAGAACAACGGATGTTACTAATCCTGTATTGCCCCAAGAAGCAAAACAATATCTCGGCGCAGTTTTTACGGGTGCTGCTAAGACCGGAACGTCGGGTCTAAAATTTGTAGTCAGTCACGTAGAAGTCACTGATGCTAATGATGGTACAGGATCTTTCCCAGTATTGTATGGAAGATACATCGACGCTGGACAGAACAAAACTAACTCTACAGAAACTCAAACTACACCATTGACCTTTGGTTTGGGCGAGACCCTTACAAGTCCAGGATTGGACGACCTTCAAGTTGTGGAAGGTCGTTCGGACGTTCCTTCGCCTACTGGCAAAGGTGTCATGTTTACTATGCAGGGCGCAGACTTCTTTACTCAAGGATTCTTTGTATACGCACCTGCGCAACAAATAGTCATTTCGCCTTATAGCGAAGTCGCTAATGCCGCCGTTGGTTTTGAAGTAGTACAAGATGTGGTTACTGTGCTTGATGATGAAGCACTGTATGACAACCAAGGTGCTCGCCCGAACCTTTCGTCTCCTGGTGCTGATAGATTTAGAATTCGATTGTTACTCGCAACTAGAGATGCAGTTGCTGATAATCTAGACTTCTTGCCTTTCGCTACCGTTAGAGAAACTAAAATTGTACAGATCAAAGAAGGTACGGATAGTTTCAATCAAGTCGAAAAGCGTCTGGCAGAGCGCCAAGAAGAAACAACTGGTAAGTTTGTTGTCCATCCTTTCAACCTTGAGATTCAAGAAAGGGACTCTAATCAGGTAGTGAATAAGATTCGATACCACATGCCAGTTGGCGAATTTGGTAATAACCCAATAGCATACTTAGATGGTTATCGCTTAGAACAGCAACTCGAGAAAAACCTCGATGTACTGAAACCAGTTTCGGTCACTACTGATTCTGATAAGAAGACTGTCACGCCATATAAGAACTACGTTGGTGCTTTGAGCGATGGCGCCACAAGAGCAGTTGATAGTTCTCCTTCTTATTTGGGTAATTGGGCAACAACTAGTGGTATACCCAACTTAAACACTCAACAACGGTATTCGCTTCTTAACAGTAGTGACGCCGTAATTGGATATGCCAGAATAAAATCTTTGCGTAACACTGGTCAAATAAACACCAGTGATAGTGTTGAAGCAGCAGATGTACATTACAGAATTCACTTGTACGACATTAATATGAATGCAGGTCAAAACTTTAGAGACGCTGCGAAAATGACTGTAAAGGGCGGTAATGCTAGTGACGCGATTTTATTGTATCGTAATGGGGACAACCCTAATAACACATATATTGAAGCACCAGAAGATAACATCTCATTGTACGAGATATCAGATTTCCGAGTTAAACAGGTTAGTGGTGTTCAGTACACTGTGCTGCGTCATTCATCTGCTATTACATCCGATACTGCTGGTGACGAACTCGCTATTCCTTCTTTGAATCCTTTTGAATCTTACATTGACGAAGGGCAGTGGACTTTAATCAATCTTACTCAGAATAAAACCTTTACGGTGCCTGTTGCAGATATAAACCCAGTATCAAATCCTGGCAAGATTCAAGACCTGCTTGCTCTAGGTGGCAACCTCGGAGATGTATACTCTCTTTTCTACTATGTTCAGAAAGGCACTCCTGCTAGTCCGGTTTCAGCGAAAACAAAAACGTATCGAGAAGATTGGTTCACTTTCGAAAAAACCGGAAGCGTTTTCCGCGTCACTTTCAAAGGGGCAGGCGAAGCACCAGTTGGTGGCGCACCTCTTTATGACGGTGTTGAACTCCTAGAGGCATATGAAAACGATTCTAATGGTACTGAACTGACTCATCAAGTTGAGTTTGACGGTGGTCAAAGAGACAACTATTATGGACCAATAGAGTTACGTCCATCTGGATCCGGATCGGGCGTTACTAATATCCGAGCAAAAATCGCATATTTTGAGTGGAGCGGTGCTGGAGATTATTTCTCTCCAAACTCCTACAACTTGCTAGATTCTACTTGGTTTGATTACGGAGACATCCCAACGTACCAATCTAGGATAGACGGTAGGTTGTACCCATTACACAACTATTTCGACTTCCGTCCTAAACTTGATCCAACAGCAGATAATATGGGCGCTGCAAACTACATCGAACACCCTAGAGACGGTGACGAAATAATCCATGGTGTTGAATACTATAACCAGCGTATTGATCAAATTACGCTTGCGTATACGAAGGATACATTTAAACCTATCATTTATGTAAACAGCGGCATAGAGGGATTACAACCAACCTTCCCTAGTCAGAAAGAAAATCAGATGCCTCTGTTTAGTGTTTTGTTGGGCGGTAACACTAAAGACATTGGCGATGTTATGATCAATGCTAATCGTTATCCTCGTTATACGATGTCAGATATCGACGATTTGCGTGACAGAGTTTCTAATCTAGAAGAAACAGTTTCGCTTTCCTTTATTGAGAATGAAGCACAGAATCTTGTAGAGTTGGGTGCTGATGGATCGCTTCGATCTAAGACTGGTTTCTTTGTAGATGACTTCACTAAGGGTCTCGCACTTACTGCATCTACTACTGGACCAAATTATCTTGACGATCCTAACTGGATCACCCAAGCACTAGATGTCGATGAATCTTTAATATATCCAAAAATAGATAAGAGATACAATGACTTCTTATACGATTCTGACGATACTGTAATAACAAGTTTTAATTCAGCATACAGCAGAACTGTAGCGACCAACTCTCCTACTGCTATGGCAACTCCAGGAGACTCTAGTGTGGTTCAACGCGGCGATATGTTGATGTTGAAGTATACAACAGTTTTAGATCCAACCCTAACTCAAGAAATGATTTCTTGGAGAACACCATACGATTATGAAGAACGTGGTTACTACAATGTAAACCCATTCAACGTGTTCCAAGGTGAAGGATATCTCAGACTTAATCCAACTGGTGATTTTTGGGTAGATCAAACTCGTTTACCAGATCGACATGTTTCTGGCGGTACTATACATGTTAAGATTAACGATCTTTCAAATTATGTACCTAAAACTACAACTGCTACTACCACTTACACTAGAATGGCACGAGGCAGACTTACTGGTGCCACTAGGAGAACAACAATAGCTGGAAGATGGCGTCGTAGAGAACGCGAAAGAGAGTTAGTAAGACAAACTGTTCAAACTACTGTGACCACTAGGGAACGCGTGAAAACACGTGTGGTCAGCGATTCTTATCGTACCATGCAGCGCGACAGAGTCGTAGCAGTAAACACTGTACCGTTTATTCGTCAAAGACGTGTCCTTGCGAAAGCAGAAGGTTTGCGACCTAATACTCGTTTCTGGTTGTACTTTGATAATGTTCGTATGGACCAATGGGTGCTTGATCTCAGCACTCAAGCAAACTATACTGCACTTGTTAATCAGAAGGCGCACAGGAAGCAGTACCCACCTTCACAGAGAAGGTATCAAAGGCATCCTAATGCGACTGGTGCATCTAACGAAAACGTGTTGATTTCAGATGATCAGGGCAGACTTTACTTTGATATGTTTATTCCAAACAATGCTAGAGTTCCTGTTCCTAAATCCGGAATATTCCCGCATGCAAAAGAACTTTCAACTTGGATCCAAAAAGTCAAGGAAGGTATAAAGAGACATGGCGCGGATAGTCCTCGCTGCTTTGACTATGCAGGTTGGAAGTTTAGATGCGGCGCCAAACCAGTAAAACTTTTAGACATTTCTGAAAACAACAATGATAATGCGTTATCAATGGCGAAAACAGTTTATGTTGCTACTGGTAGAAATATTGTACGCAGGAAAGATATTATCACGACTCGAGTGATTGTATCTGAGGATTATATTGATCGTACTCAAAGAACCACAACTCAGGTTGTTGACGAAACTGTTATTGGTACGACATGGGAGCGATATGACCCATTAGCACAAACCTTTATGGTGAGTGGACAGTCCAGTGTAGAAGGCGTGTTTATAACGAAGGTTGACGTATTCCTAAGATCAGCACCACCTTCAATTGCTCCTCAAATTCCACTACAGTTACAGATTCGTGGCACTCGAGACGGCACCCCGTTGCGTGATGCCATCAGCGAACAACATAGAGTTTATAAAACTGCTGCGGAGTGTCGCGCAGTTGTAGACAGTATTACGGACAAAGAGAACCTCACTGAAGTTCTTTCTAAACCTGTTACGTTTGAGTTCCCTGAACCAATCTATATTGCTGCTGGTGAGGAATACGCAATAGTGCTTCTTGCTGAATGTGATGATTATGAAGCATATATCGCAACGACCTACGATCTTATCCTTGGTAGAACTGATAAGAGAGTGAGTAAGCAACCAGCAACGGGATCGTTATTCCTTTCGCAAAACGGTTCAACTTGGACACCAAAGCAAAACCAAGACTTGGCGTATCGTATCTACACTGCTAAGTTTAAGGGGTCAGGAAATGCGAACTTCTATAGTCAACCTGCTGTAAGAGCAGCGCATAACTACAACACGAGTTTCTCAATTGACTCTACTTGTGTGAACCCACTGTATCCATCGGATCATATCTACTCCTCCGCTACTGATTCTACTTCATTAAGTCGGTTCTTCGTATATCACCCTGCTCATGGTCTTGGTGATGGAGACAGACCACGCATCGAAGGATTGGATCCTACTACTGAATACAGAGGTGTTACTGGCGCAGAAATAATGAACGTCGGCAACTATGTAGATTCTGCTAACGTACAAGGATATTATGTCAAGTTGTATAATACCGACTCCGTTGTCTCAGGATCGCCTAATCCGACATATGACGCCACCCTTGCATTCGATAGTGCTGGATCGTTTGGTGCAGATAGTGCGACTTCGGAAACTGCATTTAATATTGATAGAGCAGTGTTTGATATTCTTGACCTAAACTTTAATGGTACAAAGATTGACTACTCTTCCTCTTTCACTAGTGGATACTCTCACGCGGATGCAAGGTTCTTAGCAACTCGCGATCCTCGTTTTGCGATTGACACTAATGTAACACCAGGAACTGATGCTAACGGTATGTTGCCGTTTAGTCCAAGCGTGCCAATCTATATGAATGGTCCGAAATACCTTGCTAACTCGGATCAACAAGTCGTTGAAATGAGTGGAGTGCCTTCTATTATTGTTAATGCTGCGCTTGAAACCACACAATCTTCAAACTTTGGTGGAGACTTGGCACTGGCAGCAAAATCTAGTGGGTATGTTTCTGACTTATCTCCAATGATTGATATTCAACAAATTGGTGTTGAACTCACTAATCACATTATTGACAATCAACCAATTGACTCTGACAATAATCAGGACTCAATTGATTTTAGAGGATATCCTATCGTACAAAATGCTAATGCGCCATCAGGATATGTGTCAGAACTTGATCCTACTTTGGGTACTTCGCCTTCTAAGCATATTACCAAACCTGCTACTCTTTCTCAAGCAGCAAACGGTTTGCGTATTATCGTCAAGGCGCATAAACCAGTAGCAGCAAGCATTGACGTTTATTACAGAACTACGACAGGTGATGACGAAGATATCTACAACAGTAGTTGGATATATTTGCCGCCTCAAAACAATCCACCAGATGCTTTGTATATTGCGGACGGTGAGGTTGAACCTGAGTTTAGAGAGTACAAGTATCTCGCTGGCGGTATAGACGGAGACCTGCCTGACTTCAGACAATTCCAGATGAAGGTTGTTATGAGATCAACGAATACTTGTCAGGTTCCAATCATTAGAGACATAAAAGCAATTGCGTTGATATAATGGATGAGAGAGTTTTATTGAAAGTAGCAGGTTCCGCATATATGTACAAGGATGTACATAATGGGACTGTTATAAATACCAACGAAGAAGAAATACGTTTAGCAAGGGAAAGCAAACGGTTGAGGAAAGAGGAGCGTCTTAAGAAAGATGCAATGGAAAACGACATTGCCGAACTAAAAAAAGAATTCTCAGAACTCAAAGAACTAATAAAATCAATGGTAGAGAAATACTAAAATGAGCAACCCTCCAAGATTTCACGACAGCGATCATCCTCTGTTTCAATCGACAGATACTTTCCAGCAACTGATCCAAGATCTTAATCATTTTGGTAACATTGTTGACTCGGATATGAAGTATCTGGATTCTGCCATTGGTCCAGAAACAAATGGATTCAGACTCACCAAATTAAAAGGTCTTGAAGACTTTACCGCCAATACATTGGTGGATGCTCTCAACGAACTAGATAGCGACCTGCACGGGGGCAATGGCGGTAGTTTCGCAGCAGATAGAAATACTGCATATAAGACTGTAACTGGCGCGATCAATGAGATTGAGCGAGTTTTCGATGCTTCTGCTGGTGAGATCTTATATCCTACTGGAGACTCAACCGAAACACAAAACCGATTATTGATCAGCACAAATCAAAATGGTGGACAAAGGATTGATATAAAGTCAGGACAGAATATCATCCTTGACGCAGTGAATAATATTGTGATTGATGCTGGCGGTTCTAGCGTTTGTTTCGACGATGATAGCGTCACCCATATGGAACTTATAATGGGAGCGTCTACCTTAGAAATAGACGTTCCTGTAGGAAACTTACTGTTCGACGTCGCTGATGATATCATACTTGATGCTGCTGGTACAACTGTAGATATGCAGGTTGCGGGTGTATCAAGAGTTAAACACGACCTTGGTGCAAGTAACGTAGTGACTGTCAATGGAGATTACACGTTAGACGTTTCCGGAGATATTACCTTAGACGCTGGTGATGATGATGTAATCTTTAAAGACGGCACCACAGAAAGGTTTAGATTTAATTGCGACGCTGCTCCTAATATTACTTTAACTGGTTCTTCTGCTAGTTTAACGAACACAGCAGGTGCTTTCACAGTTAATGCATTCACTTCGTTTGTACTTAATACAAACAATGGCGCATCTACTTGGACTTTTAATACAGACACCATTACTCATACTGGCGATGCCATACTTGACGTCACAGGAGATATTACTTTATCAGCAGACGGTAATGATATTATCTTTAATAATGGTGCTGGCGGTGATACTGTTACTCACACCCTGACTGATGCTGGTGCGTACACCATTACGCAAAGTGGTACAGGAAACTACACTTTAGATATTGGCGGCGATATTATCCTCGATGCCGATGACGCGACAATATACATGAAAGACGGTGGGGCAGATCGCTTCACGTTTATTATGGGAGCAGATCAAGAAATTGACGTTCCAACAGGATCGCTTACAATTGATGTAGCAGATGATATTGTCTTAGATGCTGCCGGAACTAATATCTCATATAGAGTTGCAGGCACTAATCGTATTGTTTATACATTGGGTGCCACTAATACTGCTACTGTAACTGGCAATTATACAATTGATGCGTCAGGAGACATCGTACTTGACGCTGATGACGCAAACATTACATTCAAAGACGGTGGTGTTGATCGTATTGCCTACGCGCTGGGTGCAACAAACACAGTCACAGTTACAGGGAACTACACCCTAGATGGATCTGGTGATATCGTACTAGACACCAACACTGGATCATTAGATTTAAAGGACGCAGGAACAACTGCCATAGGTTTCAGTTTAGATCCTGCTGCTACTAATACGGTTGCTGTTACTGGCGGTTTAGATTTAACTTCAACTGCTGACGTTTTGATCGATGCTACTGGTGATATTACTCTTGACGCAGACGGTAATCAAATCAGATTTAAGAACGGTGCGGGTGGGGATGAAGTAACTCACAATCTTAATGATGACGGAACATATGAAATCGACGCACCTTCTGATTATACCATAGATGCTGCTGGCGATATTACACTTGATGCGGATGGTGGTGATGTATACCTGAAAGACGGTGGAACCACAAACTATCAATTTGCTACAAATGGTACGATATCACGTTCAGGTAATCTTATATTTGACATATCTGGTGATATTACACTGGATGCGGACGGAAACGACATCGTATTCAAAAATGGCGCAGGTGCTGATCAAGTAACGCACACTCTTGCAGACAATGCTGATTACTCAGTAACATATCCTAGTAATGTAACACATACGCAAAGTGCTGGTAGTTTGACGTTTGATATTCCTGGTGATATTACGCTAGATGCTGATGATGCAGATATCTTCTTCAAGGACGCTGGCACTACTCGTATTCAACATACCATGGGCGCAACTAATACCGTTGCGGTTACAGGAAACTACACCTTAGATGTTTCTGGTGATATTGCATTAGATGCTGATGGTGGTGACATTGACTTCAAAGATGCTGGTACAACTCGTTTCGCCTATGGATTGGGCGCCACTAATACTTTAGACATTACTGGTGGATTAACTCAAACTTCTGGTAATTACACTAATACGATAACAGGATCTAGAACTGTTAATGTTTCTAGCGGACATACTGATTCTGCTTCTTCTAGAACAATTAACACAACTAATTCTGTAGCAGTTACCGCAGGCACAACGGCAACTTACACTTCGGGCGGTGCTACAACTATCGCTTCAGGTGGCGTTACGAACATAGATGCAGAAGGTGATATTACTCTTGATGCCAATGGCGCAGATATTTTCTTCAAGGACAACGGAGTAACCAAGTTTACCTTTAACTTGAACGGCACTCCAGAAATAGATGTTGTAACTGGTTTAGTCCTTGACGTTGAAGGCGATATTACTCTTGACGCCAATGGCGCTGATGTTTTATTAAAGGACAATGCTGTACAATACGGTGCACTAACAAATACAGCAGGTAATCTGATTATCAAATCAGGCACCACTACCGCGATGACATTTTCTGGCGCGAATGTTACGGTTGCAGGTAGTATTACGATGCCTTCAAGTGGCGGTAGTTCGCCAATCACCACAGCAAAAACAGTACATGGAGCATTAGCGGATATTAATAGTAGAATACCAAATATATATGACAATAATGGAACATTATTGAATCCGTTGCCTTAATAGGATAGTATAGAATGTCAGCGTTTTCTACAATACCGCTAAAGATTCTAAACTCTAGTGGAGACCTAAAACAGTTAACCACAGCGGAGGAAGCACTCTTCGCGAACGAAGGTGGACTGGGTCTTGTTGGTGCATACGATTCTGTTGGTGCAAGATATGGCGGATCCCTAACTCTTACCAATACTGCTAATGACTCTGATATAGGTGTTTACAGAGACACCTTTTACACTTCTCCGATCGGTACTCACCCAGGAACTTCTATTAGTAGTGGATCTACTACCACTACGTTGCGCCAGATGACCGACGCTGTAACTCAAGTTCCTTTTAATGGAGCAGTTCCGAAACTTGTGGTTTGTGATTCAGACGGTGCTTTATATGAAATGGATTCTGCGAGTTATAACGCATTAGCATTAAGAGTTAACGATATAGCAGTATCCACGGAAGGTGTTGGTTCTTTTCGTTTAAGCGCAACACAACCTACATCTGAATATGTTAAATGGATTGATGCTGTCTTTACGGACACAAAAGTAAACGGTTCTACAAATTATCATATTTGGAGAAAAGAAACTGTAAACGTAGATCCGGAAGCATATTACCCTATCAAAAAAATTGGTGATCAAGATTACCAAGAAATGACTGCTTCCGAAGTTGGTGAAATCGGTAACGGTATGATCCAACAGGGATATTACCTTAATGGAGTAGGGGAATATCAACTTAGATCTGACTCTGACGGTGCACCCACTGCATCTGGAACTTGGGAAGCAAGAGGTACAGCACTTGATACTAAAAATACTGTACAGAACGTTCAGTATGCTACGGTGTTGTATACCAGTCCACAATATGCTAGGCAGTATACTGGTCAGTATCTAGGCACTTATACTAACCTAAGATATTCTACACTTTTTCAAAACTTTGTTGGCATTAGGCAGGTCAACTATGCTGGCGTTAGAAATTACACTAACCAATATGTTGGCATAAGGTCATTCACTAATACCTTTGTTGGTGTGCGCCCGCAAACTCAACAGTTCGTGGGACAACGAACCTTTGTGGGGTCAAGGTATTATGTTGGATCGAGAGCATGGTCTGGACAATTCACTGGAAACTTTAGTGGTGTAAGATACTACACTGGATCGTTTGCTTCAGATCGCACTTTTACTGGAGCAAGAGATTTTACAGGGTTAAGATATTTTAGTGGTACTAGAGATCTTCCGTACACCAACACATTTACTGGGCCAAGACCCCAACAATTCCTTGGATCTCGACAAGTTAATTATACAGGACCTCGACCATACACAGGAGTTAGGTATTTTACAGGTTTAAGATATTTTTCTGGTGTGAGAGAATTCATTGGTACCAGATTTTACACAGGGGAAAGATATTTCGCTACTCAATATGCTGGACAACGATCATTCGCGGGTGCGTACCAAGGCGGTGTCCCCATCGCTCCTATGCAGTGGGGCACTAACCCCATTGCATTTAGCGGTGTTGTTCCTGGACAGTTTTTACAAGAATCTTATACGGGCAGTAGACCTTTCGGAATTTGGTACACTGGGACTAGACAATTTCTCGCTAATGGAGCATCTTTCCCTGTAGGTAACCCAGTGGCAAACGTCGCTTGGGCAGGCACGCGTGGGAGCAATTACACTGGTATCCGTACTTATACAGGGTTTAGGTATTTTAGTGGGCAGAGGCAATATTCCAGCAATTTCACAGGAAACTATACAGGAATCAGAGGATTTGAGTCAAGTCCAGTATATTTCGCCGGACCCGCCCAGAACTTCACTGCGGTCAATCCTATCTTCCCACAGTTTAACTATTTGTCTTTTGGAGCATGGACAACCGATTATACACCCGA